AAATGGCAACAACACTTGAAGTAATCAGAGGAATCTCACAAGCAGTCGCGAACGCTTATGATGGCGGTCATGACGAGAAGTACTCATATGACGGCGAGGCTCGCAAGATCGGTCTCTTCCGCGAGGAGGGAGACATCATTACGGACTCCCGAGGCGGAGCAATGGACGGATTCGGAGTACGCTTTAACGGCAACCGTCTGATTATCAGCTACCAGTATGACTGCATGCTTAAGCATGTACACGAATCTGGCTTTGAGGATAATATTAACGAGAAGGTTGCCAATATCGCAAAGTACCTTCGTAGCGAATATAAGAAGGTGACCGGCGACGGGCTAACCCTGAGTAAAGAAGGGGAATGTGACATTATGGTTGAATACGTTTCCAGAATCAGGTCATCTGTTAGAGCGTGTCAGGTCTACAAGATTGGAGGCTTGGGCGATGTAGCGGACCCCCACCCGGGAGAGCGCGACGTGGACTCGGCAATCAAGAGTTGGTTGGGCATGGGCAAGGACAAGTTTTCCGGAGCCAAAAAGCCTTCCAACGTGACAAGAAAGAACGACTAAGATGGCATGGCTTTTAAACTATCGAAAGAGGAAAGCGTAAAAGAGATTTTAAAGAGCGGTAAAGACCCGGTTTATTTTATTAACAATTACTGCAGAATCTCCCACCCTATCCACGGACTCATTCCGTTTGCCACATATGACTTTCAGCAAGAGTTGCTGTTAGCTTTCAACGATCACAGATTCAACGTGATTCTTAAAGCACGCCAGATGGGTATATCTACCATCGTGGCGGCTTATATCGTTTGGATGATGCTGTTCCACCGTGATAAGAACGTCCTAGTTATGGCTACCAAGTTCGGCACTGCCGCAAACTTGGTCAAGAAAGTTAAGGCGATGATGAGAGGATTGCCGGACTTTATTCAGATCTCCTCTATCGAGGTGGATAACCGCACATCATTTGAGTTGACTAACGGCTCACAGATTAAAGCGTCTTCGACTTCTGGCGATGCCGGTCGTTCTGAGGCGCTGTCTCTTTTGGTGCTTGACGAGGCTGCTCACGTTGAGGGCTTGGATGAACTGTGGATGGGTCTGTATCCTACGATCTCTACTGGTGGTCGATGCATCGCATTGTCTACGCCTAACGGTGTTGGTAACTGGTTCCACACAAAGTATGTGAACGCAGAAGCAGGAGACAACGACTTTAATCCCATTAAGCTTATGTGGGATCTGCACCCTGACCGCGATCAAGAATGGTTCGACAAAGAGACTCGCAACATGTCTCGCCGTGAAATCGCTCAAGAGTTTGAGTGCAACTTTAATACTTCTGGTGACACGGTAATCCACCCGGAAGATATCGCACGCATCCGCACCACTGTAGCGGAGCCGAAACACCGAACGGGCTTTGACAGAAACTATTGGATTTGGGAAGAGCATCAGTCAGGCGCTTCATATGTTCTGGTTGCTGATGTGGCTCGCGGCGATGGCGCAGACTATTCTGTGTTCCATATAGTTAAGCTTGAAACGCTTGAAGTTGTGGCAGAATATCAGGGCAAGCCCAGTCTAGATATGTTCGCAACAATACTGGATTCAGCCGGCAGAGAGTACGGCAACTGCATGATTGTTGTTGAGAATAATAACGTTGGTTTCTCTGTTTTGGAGAAGCTAATCGAAAAATCTTATCCGAATGTTTACCACTCAGTGAAATCCACACACGACTATGTGGAGCAACACATCGCTGAAGGAATGTCTAACTCCGTACCCGGTTTCACGACTTCCATGAAAACAAGACCACTGATCGTCGCAAAATTAGAAGAGTTTATAAGAAATAAACTAATTACAATATATTCAAGCAGAACTTTGCGCGAGATTGAGACTTTCATTTGGAACAATGGAAAGCCTCAGGCTATGAGAGGCTACAACGATGACCTTGTTATGTCGTTGGCAATCGCGTGCTGGGTCCGAGATACTGCGTTTGTAGCTAACGCACGCAATATTGAATACAAGAAGGCATGTTTGGGTTCTATGATTAAAACAGGCTCAAGATTGGAAACTAAGATGCAAGGTCAAATAGGTTATAAAAAAGGCGGAACCTTTGATACAATGAATGAAAGTCACGCCGACGCTGCTAGAAAACAACACGAAGAATACAAATGGCTTTATAAGGGATAATAAATGGCTCCACCAAACAAGAAATCAAATCCGAACTTAAAAAATCCACGCAACCCACAGTCGCCGCTGTTCAAGCGCCTGACTCGATTGCTCTCTGGTCCGATTGTTAATCGCCGCGTTCAAATGCAGCGCCGTTATCGTCGTGCACAGCTAGACAAGTTTAACTTTACATCTGCTGGCGGTCTGAACTTCAAGAGAACATCATATAACCCATACGACAATCTTAGCGCACAGGTGATGGCGAACCAGAACCGTCAGGAGCGCTACCTTGACTTTGATCAGATGGAGTATATGCCGGAGATTGCTTCTGCGCTAGACATTTATGCTGACGAGATGACAACATCCACGATTCTCAGCCCGTTGTTGAAGATCGACTGCTCCAATGATGAGATTAAAATCGTATTGGACAACTTGTATCACAAGATTCTGAACCTAGACTCTAACCTTTTCGGTTGGTGCCGCACAATGTGCAAGTTCGGCGACTACTTTTTATACTTGGACATCGACGAGCAGCATGGCGTGAAGAATGCCGTGGGTATTCCTCTGGAAGAACTTGAAAGATTAGAAGGAGAGGACAAAACCAATCCCAATTACGTGCAGTACCAGTGGAACTCGGGCGGATTAACCTTTGAGAACTGGCAAATTGCCCACTTCCGCATCCTTGGTAACGATAAATTTGCCCCATACGGCACTTCTGTGCTTGAAGGAGCCCGCCGAATCTGGCGTCAGCTTACTTTGCTTGAAGATGCTATGATGGCATACCGTATTGTGCGCTCTCCGGAGCGACGAGTGTTCTATATCGACGTTGGTAACATCCCTCCGCACGATGTTGAGCAGTTTATGCAGAAAGTCACGACTCAAATGAAGAGAAATCAGGTCGTTGACCCCACAACTGGTCGCGTAGACCTTCGATACAACCCAATGAGCATTGATGAAGATTATTTCATCCCTGTTCGCGGTGGCGAGAGCAGCAGAGTCGAGTCACTGCCCGGTGGAACGTACACTGGCGACATCGATGACGTTAAATACCTACGAGACAAGCTGTTTTCTGCTTTGAAGATTCCAATGTCCTATCTGTCACGCGGCGACGGCGGAGAAGAGGACAAAACCACACTGGCGCAGAAGGACGTGCGCTTTGCAAGGACGATTCAGCGCCTCCAGCGCTCTGTTATCTCTGAGTTGGAGAAGATCGGCATCATCCACCTGTTCACCTTAGGCTTCAGGGGCGATGACCTTATCGCATTCAAGCTTCAGCTTAATAATCCTTCCAAGATTGCAGAGTTGCAAGAGCTTGAGCACTGGAGAACCAAGTTTGATGTGGCATCAGCCGCAACTGAGGGCTTTTTCAGTCGTCGTTGGGTTTCCGAGAACCTACTCGGCATGTCCGACGAAGAATTCCTGCGCAATCAGCGTGAAATGTTTTATGACAAGAAGGTTCAGGCGATGCTTGAAGCTGCAGCCGAACCTCCAGCAGAGGAGGACGCCGGCGGCGGCTTAGGTGGTGACCTTGGTGGCGACCTAGGCGGAGAAGAGGGCGGCGACTTGGGAGATCTTGGCGCTGAACTTGGCGGAGAAGAGGGTGGCGAAGAAATGGACCTTGGTGGTGAAGAAGGTGGTGAAGAAGCCGCCGGCGAAGAAGAAGAAACCGCATTATTGGCTTCACCGGGTCATCGTGAGGACGGAGGATACGTTACACCGGGTTCTAAAGGCAAGGTATACTATCCTGTCACTAGTGATTCCCGTGGTGCCGGCGCAAGGAAGCGCAGTTACCATGCAGATTCGGGACTCTCGGTTGCCAGCAACTCAACAAGAAACATTTTTAAAGGAATGAGTGACTTGACACGGCTTGGAAATGGGCTTTCGGAGAATGTCGAACCTAATTACACCGAAGAACTAAAAGTTCAAGCCAGCCATTCCGAAACTCAACATTTGATTGAGAGCTTACAGAGATTGGAGTCAAAAAAGAATGAAGCATAACAAAAAAAGAAATACAGCATTTTTATACGAAACATTGGTGAGGGAATTGACCATCAGTGTAGTGAACAAGGACATTGATCGCAAACGAAAAATTGTCTCCATCATGAAAGAGTTCTTCAGGCGCGACACAACACTTGGATTAGAACTTGAACTCTATAGAACCTTATATGAGACTACAGATGTCAACGAGATGACCGCAGAGAAGCTTCTTTTGGAAGTGAAGCGAGTTTACATGGCTCTGAATCAGGAAGAAGTGTTTGATCAGCAATCACAGCTTATTGGAACCATCAACAGAGAACTGGGCAAGGACACGTTCAGCACTTTCGTGCCTAACTACAAAGACCTTGCGACTATCGCACAGATTTTTGACACAAGGACCGCGATTAAGAGGCGCACCCTTCTGGAGAACAATATTCTGAGGAAGATGCACTCATCATCCGAGCCTTTGACGGAAAATGCAAAACCAATTGATAATATTGTTTACAAGACGTTTGTTAAGAAGTTTAATGATCAGTATTCACAAACATTACGCGAGGAACAGAACAATCTGTTGAGCGCCTACATCGTTTCGTTCTCTGATAATGGCGTGGCTCTCAAAGTATTCTTAAATGAAGAGTTGGCTCGCCTCAAGAGCGTCGTGGCTGAGTCCCGCACCCTTAACGAGATCGCTAACGACGACAGCATGCTCGATAAGACAAACAAAGTCATGGAAACGCTGGACAGTTTCTCACAGCGCCAAATCGACCGTGAGATGCTTATGCAAATCATGAAGATCCAAGAGTTAGCAGCGGAGATTAGCAACTAATGGCAGAGATCGTAATCAAAGTTGGGCAAGGTGACGATTTCGACGAGGAAAACCGCGTT